GCCCTGTCCTCGTCTACCGTGGCCGTGTAAATAAGGTACGACCTAAACAACGCGGTATTTGTTTCAAGGGGAATTATGGGCTGGCCGGGCTTTGTTTTGGCATACTTGGTGGCGTTTTTGTGGCATTGCTGGCTCTCGACTTCGGAAATGGGGCGCACCCTAAATTCAAGTTTCAGCACACCGTCACGTTTGATTTGAATCTTTTTGAAAAGCTCTTGGGCGGCGTTTTCCTTGCCCATGCTCAAAAGCCCTGCAAGTATGTCGCTTTCCTTCATTAAAATTTCTTCCGATTCCATTGGGGCATCCTCAACATCGTGGTTTCCAATGTTATCAACGTCCGACTCTGTATCTTTTTTATTACCAAATAACATACGCTACCTCCCTATCTATTGGCTGGTGAACAATTCAAGCATTTCCGGCGTGGCATTGCAACGGAAGCTCCAGTTGCGCTTTACAATGTCGCCCGGCGAAAGGTTTTGCAAGTCAATTGTTCCGTCGGGTACACAGTTTCGATAAACAATGCGCTGGCCTTGCCCATCGCGGCGGCGCATCCTTCCTTGGAAGTCAAACCCGGGAAAGAAACCTTCTTGAATGTCGCTTATAAGTTCTTCAAGCATCACATCATCACGTACTACGGCCTCGGTGAATGTTAGTGTCAAGCTATAGCCCGTGTTTACGCTGTACACAAGCGCACTACCCACGGGCTGATAGTCCACATTAGCCGGGGAAAGCTGGCTTTGAAAGGTGTCCACCTCTGCAAGAAAGATGTTTACACCTGCGCGGGTTGTTACAAAAAGCTGGCCGTCTTTGCCTGTAATCAGCTTTCTGGTGTCAAGTACGCTGGGGTCATTTAATCCGTTCATGGTCTATTCTCCTTTCCTACGTCACATCCGGCGCGAACCGAAAGCCAAACGCAAAATATGCTTTTTCAAGCGCGTCAATATCGTCAGCAAATACCATAAACCAAGCACTGTCTCCCTGCGGCGGGCGAGCCGGGTCAAGTTCTACGTGCGCACCGTTTAGAAGTTTGCCCTCGGCAATCATTTCATTGCACACAGCATTGCACAGTTGAATAACCGTCATGCGCCCGTCCGGGTCGTTGTTAATGCGCCCGATAAGCGGGTCAACACTACGTGTTAAGCGGCTGAACAATTCAAAACGCACCTTGGTACGCTTGATTTTCTTCCAGCCTTCATCTTGATGGCCTTCGGGCAGAACAAGACTGTTAATGCCCTGCTCCACCCACACGGTATTCATGCTGGAGCGCGTAAACACGAACATACCGTTGGTTAAAGCCATTTCCACTTGCCTGTTGGTCAGTCTTTCGGAAATATCAATGGCGTTTTGTACCGCAGTGCGGGTTACGGCGCGGTCTGATGGCGTTCCGGCAATCATACCTGCTATCCGCGCCGCCGCAAGCCAGCCCTCATGCACTGTGTCATTCATATCTATGAAACCGTTGCCTACATATACAATTTGATAATCGTTGTATGCCGCCGCATTTACCAGCCGCGTATTAAAGGCAACAGCTCCTGCGCCCGTGGCCTGATCACCAACTACACCCATTACAAACATACCGCCCGCATATACCCTGTTAAGGTACATTTGCGTCATTGCGGCGATGTCCGTGTCGTTGGTGTCGATAGACAGCACGTTCCAGTTGTTTTCAGCTTCCAGCAATTCGTAAGCGCGGGAATACGCCGCAATATCTATAACGGGGTCTGTTCCCGGCGTTATGGGGATTTGCGTTACCAAAGCCAGTGCGTCTGTGTTTTGCGCCAGTTGCGACAATGTGAAATATTGACTGCCCCGCACCGTAACGACTTCAAGCAAACTTGCAACCTGCTCGGCGGGAACGGTTATGGCAAACTCGAACCGCTCCAACACTGTTGTACCTTCAAGCAAAAGCAGCTCGCCAACATTGGCAGGGTCTGAAAGTGTAGGTCGTATAGTTACAGAAAACGCACGGCTTCCGGGGTACAGCATTGTGATTTGCAATGCCGAAACCGCCGTAGCACTTGTGTCGTACAATGTGAGAGTACCCTGCGTGCCGCCGCTTCCAAGACGAATACCAACCACGCTTCTTGCGCCGCCACGGAATTGCTCAAACGGTACAGCGGTAGTACCTTGCGTACCGCCATCACCGTAAAGTCGCGCAACGTCTGCAAAGTTCTCCATAAAAACAGGCACATCCGTAGAACCCCAATTTGAGCGGAACACAGCGGCACAAACGCCGTCATCTACGCCAGCCGTAGGGGGCAATCCACGATTAAAATATCTGATGTACGTCCCGGGACGTATTTTACGTTCGCCCGAAATAAAGAAACCGCCCATCTACTGCACCTCCTTTTTCGCAAATGCTTCTACAATTTCCTTAGCCTCGGCAACGGTGTACTGTTCTTTGCCATTTTTCTTCAAGGCCGCAGTTACAAGTTCCGGCGCGTAGTTGAATTGTGTCCATGCGGTTTTGCCCTCCGTTAGCGAAGCAATATCATAGGTGGCTTCGGCGGACTTAGCTTGGTCGCTTCCTTTAGAAGTAGCTTGCTTCTGCGTTTCGGGTGGCGTTTGATTTTTGGACGACTTGTTGTCTTTCGTATCATTGCCGCCGCTGTTTGTGGTGTCTGCCATGTACAATTACCTCCATTCCGTTATTTTCGTGCGTCAAAGTCGCACGGTTAAGCGCGGGTTGCGCCATTTCTTTACGTTGTTGCGCCAAAACGCCGTAAGAACCTGTTAAGGCCATCTGCCCCTCGCGCAAGGGTTCGGCATTGTGGCGAATTTTTATTTGCTTTGCAAACATGGGCGAGCCGTCCAAAAGAACAACCTCGCCGTCCAGTTGAACTTGCTCACACAATGCTTTTAGCCAGCGATTACGCTCTTCTACGCTGTCGGCTATTACATGGGCGGCAAAATCGCCGGAGTACCATGTAACGGCGTAGCTCTGTTTATCAGTGGTCGCTACCCCTTCAAACCGCCAGTAAATGGCTGGTGATTCATCCGTGGGCTTCCACACAGAGGGCAAAGTATCGTAAGTGATTACATTCATCTCGGGAAAAAACCGCTTTGTCCAATGATTAAGCCCCTGCACCGGGTCGGGGTCGGTGGTTAACTGGCTTGGGAAAGATAACAAGTCAAATACCACGGTCACGCCGAATACCTCGGGGGAAGTATCGCCCTGTATGGTGTCGCGCTTTTCGTGAGCGAACGCCTCGGAGCGTTCCCATATAGCGCATACCACGGGTTGCATTTCCGCACTATAAAACGTGCCGCTAATAAGCTCAACCAGCCGCTTTTCAATGTCCTCCGGCATATGAAAACTCTCCGTCGAACAGTAGGCGTGTACCATCATCATGCCCGCCGTTTTTCTCTCGGGGTCGTATCGCATATCAATGTGATAAACCACATGAGGAAACGTAGGCTTTTGCCAGTCACGGTCGGTATCCATAGGGGCTTTTTGGTAAAAAAAAGCGGGAATGTCTTTGTACGTTGCTAACATTCCCGCCATTTGCGCGTCGTCGCGTATTTGCTTTGCCAAAAGTCCGTCCAGCATGTAATTACGACCCTGTGCTTACGCCCGCAGGAGGCTGGTAATTAATCGTTACAAGGTCGGTTGACCACCACATTTCCCATACCCCGATTGCAACATCTCCTGCAAACACTTCCATGAAGCTGGTCATATTATTTTGAGCGTTGGCAAAAAGGATTTGCATACGCTTTCCGTCAAGCTGTGTAACGATTCCATTGCGAAACATTGTTTCCGTAGCGCGGCGCACCCTTATTACATCCCCTCGTTTAATCGCGGTAAGGTCGAACACAGGTACATTTTTGTTGATTATTGGTGACATAGATTTTCCACCCCTTCTATAGTTTGTATGGCCGCCGAAACGTAGCCAACACCTGCGGCATTGCGCGGTCTTTAACAGCTTGTTTGTATGGTCTTGCGTTCATGCGCCGTGTGCCTTTTTCAAGCAACTCGCCCAAAAGCCATTTGCCTACCTTCAAGCCGCTTTCTATGGCAGACACAACGCGGAAAGTGTTGCCTTGTTTTTCTGCACGCCGTATTTGCGGCCGCCACGATAATCGAAACATCCCCGTCCTTACGGCAGGGATTTCACCCGGTGCGCTTGCTTGGTATGTCTGCCGTGTATGCGGTACACGGTATCGCCTACCGCTTCTCTGTCCGCGCAAAACAAGAAGCGATGCATTGCGCAAATGGTTGGCGGCTTGGTAGCTACGTGCCACCGTTTCTTTTTGCACGTTGTTCAAAACCGAACCGACACGCACATTGATACTTTCGGATGCTCTGCTCATTAATTCCGCACA